CATATTGCAGCAATAGTAAGTGATACTCAAATAAATATAGATGATGATATATTTCCAGTTGGAACTAGCTCTGGAGACGGATACAAAATAACTGGACCTGTAGTTTGGACAGTTGCTGATCAAATAGGTACTAATGACGGGACTTCAGTTAATATGTCAATACAAAATTTACAAGGAGAAGCACCTAACTATTCAGGAGCAGGTACTTCATCAAATATGTATATTGAAGATAGAGAAGGTAACGCTCCTAATTCAGAAAACAATGCTTTATCTTATAATATGTATCCTGATGATATAGAAAATGACGTACCATAAGTCTTATAAAAAGTAAATAATGATAAATACAACTTGCATTATTTAAACATTTTTAGTATATTATATTATATGTTTTTATTTATTTAAAAAATTAAATTATGGGCTTAGGAAACGGAAATCCAAACTATGGTAACAAAGGAAGTGGTTACGCATTTGAGTCAGCCAATCTCAAACTTTTAAAACAAATTGTTATAGCATTAGGAGGAGGACCAACTCCTGTAACTAAAACTGCTACATTAATTAGAGGTTTTATTTCTGGTACAACACCACTTACTTATTCAGTATCTTTTTATAATGCACACGCAAGTTCAATAGCTGCTCTAGATACAGGAGATGGTTCAGTAGATATATTACCAGGTGAATCACTTTCTTTTTCAGCAGATGGAGAAGGAAAAATAGGAACTATAATATATACTTCAGATAGTACTGCAACTGGTGTAGGAGATTTAGTCATTACAACAGTAACTTAAAAAATAATTATTATGAGTACTAATATTAGAAATGTTTTTACAAGTAATCAAACTTTAGCAATAAGAGATGCAAATGCACCATCAGCTGCAAATGTTTTTGCAACAATGGCTGATGTTGGTGGAGGAGGTTCAGATATTTATACTACCGATGGTAACATATTAGCAGGAGTAGATAGAGTGGCTACGATAGACAATACTGCAACTCTTACTTTTGCAGGAGCATCGGCTTCAGGAGATTTTGTTATCAAAGGGGGACACGCAACTGCAATTCAATCTTTACATACGGATGCGAGTGGATATAACTTTTTTGATAATTACCAATTAACAATAAGAACCAATATAAGTGGCACACCTTATAAATAGTGCTTTCTTCTATAATACAGGTAAAATTCAACTTTATAAAGATGTAGGAATAGGTGGTATTTATGGTGCAAATACAAGATTAAGAATTGTAGGTAGTGGCTCAACAACTGCAACCACAAGTTTAAAATTAGAAGATAGTGCAGGAAATAGGCAACTTCAAATGTATGATAGTGGGTTATTGGCATTAGAAACTCAATCTTCAACAGGTGCTAATTTAAGTTTTTATAGTGCAGGTGGTGGTGCTCTTATTGCTACATTTCAAAAAACATCAAGTACAGGAATGTTACTAAATATGAGGTCAAGTGGCACTACATTTTTTTATACAAGAGATATTTGGACAGCCTTTCCGTTTTGGGGTGGAAGTTGGAGAGGAGTAAAAATTGGTGGAGCAAATGCTCCTCCTGACCTTTCTGCTTGTTTAGAATTAGATAGTACAACTAAAGGGTTCTTACCACCACGAATGGCAACTGCTGATTATGATCCTGGAATAGCAGCTCCAGCAGCAGGATTAATGGTTTATGATACAACAACAAACCAATGGATGGGTTATAATGACACATCTTGGGTAATAATAGGATAATATGGGAACAAGACATGAAATAAGAAGTACAGGAGCATTATACTCAAATGTTAATTCAACTACTATTGAAGAAATAGATAGTGTTTCTGATTTTCCTGCAGCAGTAGCTGGTGTGATTGGTCTTAGAGCAGATACTACATATATAATAAGAGGATTAGTAGATATTGGAACAGACAGATTAAATGTACAAGCTGCTGGAATTTCAATTAAAGGACATGATAGAAATAAAGATATATTGTATTATGATGGAGTAAATACAATGATTACTATAGGTGATCCTACTTTAGCTACATATAATGAATTTAATTTCACTTTAGATGGTCTTGGTCTACAAGCTCCTAATGGAAGAATATTAGAGGCTGAAAATATAGATAGCACAGTAGAGGTGGGTTCTGTTTTTGGCAGAACTAAAGTTTTACAAATATCTAATTGTGAAATAAAAGATACTTTAAAAGTATGGACTATAGTAGGTTTTGAATTAGTAGACTTATTAAATAACTTAATATGGTTTGTTGATGGGTTAACATCAGATAGTGGATGTCAATTTAAAAGCGTAAGACATTTAGAAATTAATTCTTGTGAAGTATTTAATTGGACTGCTGTAGTTACCAATGCTCCAAGAATGATTGAAATTATGCCTGATAATATATCTACAGCAGGCGGTTTAGTAAGTCAATTTAATGCAGTTGTTAATATAGCTGGTTGTATTATTCACCCTATAAACGATCAGATAGGATTATATATTGATTCAGCATCAGAAACAAAATTTGGAACAGTAGCATCTAATACTTTTATTGATGTTAGTTTAAATACTCCAACAGGAAAATTATTTGACCCCCTTCCTTCTGGTGGTGGGTACTCCTTGCCAAGTACTCTTACTTATGATATTGGGTTAAATCAAGGTATTCCTAATAGTGTTTCTTATATATTTGTTACAATGACAGGGGTTGGTGTTGCACAAGATGTAAATCCCATTCTTGATATTGATTTTGATGGAAATTGTACAGCTACCAATTCACAACGATTTACAACTGAAACATTTGTAGATGGCGGTATTACAGGACAAACTGTAACTTATATAGGAACTAAAGATATATATGTAACAATATATTGCACAATGCAAATGACAAGAAGTGGGGGTGGTACAGATGCATATACTTATTCATTATGGCAAGATCCTGCTACTGGAACATTTGCACAACTTCCAGCAGGTGAATATCAAACAGGAGGTGTTCATTCAGGAGAAGTTAGTATTACAATGGTTTATGCAACTACTATTTTAACAGGTTATAAATTCAAAATTAAGGCAGAAAGTTCCTCAAATGATACAATTCAATCAACCCAAATGCAGTGGGTAGTAAAAGAATAACTAAAAAACAAAAACAATGGCATTAGAAATAACAGCACAAGGAGATGCTAAATTAGTAATTAGCGGAACAACAACAGAACTTGCTTCAATTTATGCAAGAATAGAATTTGCTTGTCCTAAAAATGGAGCAAGTATGCAAGGAGCATTATATAATTATGCAGCTAAAGCTGAATATGATGCAAATCCAGGATCATTATTAAAATTAGATGATTTAACAACAAGTTATAATGTTGAAATTGATATAGCTACAGAAACTCAATCTCTACAAACAGGACATGATAAGATTAAAGAAGAATTAGAAACAGCAGGATATTCTGTTTCTATAGTAGATCTTGTATAAATGTTTTTAGAGACAATACATAGTGTCAATGATTTTCATCTTACTGGCAAAGATGTTATATATTTATTAACTTTTGTTGTATCTTTATTAACTGCGTGGTTTAAATTGAAGCACGATAACGACAGGCAAACAGATAGAATTACAGATATTAATATTAAAATTGATAAATGTTTTGCAGACTCTAAAGAAGAAATTATGAACGCCAAAAATGGCAGAATAGCAATAAGGAAAGACTTTGACAGAAAGTTAGAAAAAACATCTGATGAGATAAAAAACACTAAAGAGAACTTTACTAAGCAGATGGGAAAGATGACTGAATCTATTAATGAAGTTAAAACTGATACTGCTGAAATTAAAGGTATGATCAGTAACTTACTAAACCAATAAAATATAATATAATGTCTAAACCAACAAAAGACAAAGAGATTGTAAAAGAAACAATTTCAGAAAATGGTATTGTTTCAGAAACAAACCTCAAAAAAGAAGATCTATTAAAAGATCTTAATCTAATATTTAGCTATGCAAGATCACATGTAGCTAACAATCATCCGTTAGAAGAAAACATAATGATTGGATTAATTGAAATTAAGAAAGTTTTAATTAATATCATAAATAAAAACGAATAGTATATTTCATACTATATCTTTTCTTACACAATTTAAGTTTATGAATTTGTAAAGTTTAAACTTTATAAGTATATTTACTTTTAATAATTTAAAAACTTAATAAAATGAGTGAACAAACCATAGAAAAAGAAGTTCAAGGCGCACCAGCACCTGAACAAATGTCTGTTGAAGAAATGAAAAAGAGGAGAAATGAGATTAATGAATATTATAAGGAAGAAATTCCCTACTTAAAAGTAAAAGCTGACTATGAAGAACTTGTAACAAGAATTGAAGTTGCTAGATTTGATAGATTAGGTATACAAATGCAAATGGCGCAAGCTATGGCACCTCCTCCTGAGCAAAAAGAAAATGCAACTCCACCTAAAAAAGATTCTAAAAAGAGAACATTAAAAAAACAAGAATCATGAGTTATACTAAAGAACAAGTAGAAGCAGCTGTTCTCTCAAAAGATTACTCATATTTTACAAATGGAGATTATAATGTAAATATTGTTGGTATAAGAAACTCTGATACATGTGACAGAGTTACTAATCACTATGATGATTGGATGACTTTATCTTATAAGATAAATGGTGAATGGAAGTATCATGTATGGCCAATTACCACTGATCCAGGACTATATTGGATGGACCATCCATTAAATAATGATGGTTGTGCTATTTTAGTGCCTAATCAGTATAAAGGAGTCTATAAAATAGATGGTCATGGAAGATCTAGATATACGGCCTTATGCCAGAGGCTTGGGAGTGTTAAAGTATATCGTGATGGAGATAAGGATGATATTTATGATTTTAATTCTGCCACAATAGATGAAGGTAAATTTGGAATTAATATTCATCGTAGTTCTGCGTATAATACTACTACTGAAATAAATAAGTATTCAGCAGGTTGTCAAGTATTTTCAAATCCTGATGATTTTAAAGTATTTATGCGCATAATTAAGAAAAGTGCGGATGAATGGGGAAATAAATTTACTTATACTTTAATAGAATCAAAAGATATAGAATGAAGGCTATAATAAATCAAGTACAGAAAAGAGGTAACTTAGATTTATGGGATATTGTCAGATTTCAAATTCTAATTTATTGTCATTTTAATGGTGTTAATATTCCTGATTCAGATTTGGAATGTTTAACATTATTGGCAATGAATGGTGAATCAGAACTTACCTCCTTTTGTAATGCAGCATGTAATGATGATCATAGGGATAGAGATCATAATTTAAAATATGAGAAAGAAATTTTTAAAAGCCCCCAGTGTGTTAGAAATTCAGTAAATAGAGTAGAAAATAAAAGTCTTGTAAAGAAAACGGGTAAGGGAAAAAAGAAGATTAATGTTAACTCTAATATGAAGATTCAAACTTTAGGTAATATTTTTGTTGATATAAGGCTTTTAAGAAAAGATGCGACCAAAGAAGATTAGAGAGATAGTTAAGAAAACAGCAAATGATTTAGATCTTCCAGAGTCTACTATAGATGTCATAACTAGTTTTTATTGGTTGCAGGTTAGAAATACAATTAATGAGGTTGACACACACTCTTTATCTATTAATGGTTTAGGAACCTTTTATATTAAACCTTGGGTACTTAATAAGTTAATTTCAAAGAATGAAATATTTATTAAGAATTTTACAAATTCTAATATAAAAAAAATGACATTTCAGAAGTATGCAATCTTAGACCAAGCACAGTCAAGATTGAAAATATTAAAAGAAATAAAAGAAGATATATTATTAGAAAAAGAAAGAAAGAAAGAGATCACTAAAAAACGTAAAAAACATGTCTCTGATAAAAATTTGGAAAGAGAAAAATAAAATACTTGAAGGAATAAAAAATAAAGTATTTAAAAGAAAAGATGTTGAAAATATTGCTGCTGAAAGATTCAATATATGTAGTAATTGTCCAAATATTGATTATTCAGGAGATAAGTGTTATATGAGAGGTACACAACCTTGTTGTGCATTATGTGGATGTGATCTTTCATTAAAAATAAGAGCGTTATCTGCTGCATGCGATGATAAAAGATGGGATGCAGTTTTAAGTGAAGAAGAAGAAGACCAACTAAATGAATCATTATGAGTTTAATATTTGAAGAAGAAGGACATTCCTATAAAAGCCTCAATCCAAATGAAGAAATAATATGGAAAAGTGTAACTGAAGTTGTAGGAAAGTTTAAAGAAAAATTTAATGCTGAAGCACAATCAGTTAAATCTTCAAAGAATAAACGTTCAAAATGGTATAAAATTCCACCAAAGAAAATATTAGAGATATGGAATAATGAGTCTAATAGAGCAATGACATTAGGTACCTTTTATCATAATCAAAGAGAGACTGATTTAATTGATTTAGATACTTTAACTATAGAAGGTGAAGAATTACCAATTATACCACCTAAGATAATTGATGGACTAAAATATGCTCCAGATCAAAAACTTATATCAGGTATATATCCTGAACATTTTGTTTATTTAAAATCAGCAGGTATTTGTGGACAAGCAGATTATGTAGAAATTATAAATGGAAAAATAAATGTTACAGATTATAAGACAAATAAAGAAATAAAAAATAAAGCATATAGATCATGGGAGGGAATTCCCAAGATGATGACTGATCCTATTGGTCATATAGAAGATTGTAATTTAAATCATTATAATTTACAATTGAGTTTATATATGTATATTATACTAAAACATAATCCAAGATATGATCCAGGTGAGCTAATTGTGCAACATGTTGTCTTTGAAAAAGAAGGAGCTGACGAATATGGTTATCCAATTATTAAGCATGCTGATAATGGAGATCCTATTTTAAAAGATGTTATAAAATATAAAGTCCCTTATTTAAAAGATGAAGTACTTTCAGTTATTAATTGGTTAAAAGATAAATAGATGCTAGTTAAATTATTTGATATAGAAAATGATAAACTTGTTCCTACTGAACATTGTTATACAATAAAATGGTTAAAAAATATTATGGATGAATATTCTAAAGATGAAGAGTATTTAAAAATATATGCGTATCTTTTTTACATGACATTTCCAAATCCTGATTTAAATCCTTATTTTAATATGATTGAGATGGACAAGGAGGAGGTTATATTAGATGATATTGGAGCAGATTTTTCAACTGAAGATGAAATGATTGTTCTTGGTTTAGAAAAATGTAAAGAAATGTTCTCAACTCCAACACATAGAGCATTTATGGGTATTAAAGGTATGTTAGATAAATTAGCAAAGTTTATGGAAAATACAGAAATTACAACGGGTAGAGATGGAAATATGAATTCAATTATATCAGCTGCAAAAAACTTTGATCAAATAAGACAATCATACAAAGGTGCCTATAAAGATCTGCAAGATGAACAACAATCTCATGTAAGAGGTGGAAAAGGATTAGCATATGATCAACATTAAGGCAAAATGTTTAGAAAAGAAGAGTATCCAATAAGAATACCTACATGGAAGAAAGGTGAGTGGACAGAAACTGAATTTAATTCTCAAGAACACTTTAATGACTTTTTAGTATCAGTATTTACTGAACCAGGTACATGTGACTTTGACAACGATGTTCACGAGTTTAATAAAGAATCACAAGTATATAAAGAGAAAGGTTATTATTGTAAAGCACCTTTTAAAAGTAAGGATTATAGAAAATATTGGGATGATCAAAAAAATAAATGTAGAAAAGGTGTAATTTATATTGGTAAAAAAAGATCCTGGTTTCTTTCAAGGGACTACTACATGTGGTTAAACTTTCTTCCAATTTTTGATAAAGAAAAGAATATATATGATTTTCCTGAAATATGGGATGTTCAGTACTATATGTCTCTTTACGAAGTATTGGCAGAATTAAATAATAAACATACTGTTGTTCTTAAAAAGAGACAAATTGCATCTTCTTATTATCATTGTGCTAAACTAATTAACCAATACTGGTTTGAAGAAGGTGCTAAATTAAAAATAGGGGCATCATTAAAAGATTATATAAATGAAAAAGGATCATGGAAGATGGTTCAAGAATATTCAGATTTTCTTAATGAGCATACAGCATGGGTAAGAGCTCATAATCCTCATAAAGTTTTAGACTGGGAACAAAAGATTCAAGTTACTATAAATGGAAGAGATATTAATAAAGGTTTAAGAAGTACAATTTCTGGTATGTCATTTGAAAAGAATGCAACAACCGGAGTTGGTGGACCATGTAAATATTTCTTTCATGAAGAAGGAGGTATTGCACCACGGGCAGATCAAACATATGAATATATGAGACCAGCCTTGCATTCAGGAATGATAACTACTGGAATGTTTATTATTGCAGGTTCAGTAGGTGACTTATCTCAATGTGAGCCATTAAAAGAATTTGTTTTAAATCCTGAAGAAAATGATTTTTATTCTGTTGAATCAGACTTAATTAATGAGAAAAAAGTAATTGGTAAACATGGTTTATTTTTACCTGAACAATGGTCAATGCCACCATATATTGATAAATATGGAAATTCATTAGTTGAAGAAGCAGTTAAGGCAATTGATGAACAAAGACTTAAATGGAAAGAAGATCTTAATCCAGATAAGTATCAATTACGTATATCTCAAAAGCCAAAGAATATTGCTGAGGCTTTTGCCTTTAGAAAAGAGTCTGTATTTCCATTACATTTATTAAATGCTCAAGCAAGACGAATTGAAGAAAAGGAATATGGTTATGAATTTCTTGATCTCCATGTAAGTGATGAAGGTGTTATTGAAACAACAGAAGCTAAGAAATCACCAATAAGAGACTTTCCAATATCAAAGAAGACTGATGATAAGGAAGGAGCGCTTGTAGTTTGGGAACGTCCTGTTAAGAAACCAGAATTTGGTATTTATTATGCCTCTATTGATCCTGTATCAGAAGGTAAAACAACAACTTCTGAATCTTTATGTTCAATTTATGTGTATAAAAACCCATTAGAAGTCACAACATTGGATGAAAATGGTAATCCAAAAACTAAAATAGAAAGAGATAAAATTGTTGCCGCATGGTGTGGAAGATTTGATGACATAAATAAAACTCATGAAAAGATGATGTTGATAATAATGTGGTATAATGCTTGGACTCTTATTGAAAATAATATTTCTCTTTTTATACAGTATATGATATCTAAAAGAAAACAAAAGTATTTAGTTCCAAAAAGTCAGGTTTTATTTTTGAAAGATCTTGGAGCAAATAAAGCTGTTTATTCAGATTATGGTTGGAAAAATACTGGAAGTTTATTTAAGTCTCACTTAATAAGTTATGCTATAGAATATTTAAAAGAAGAAATAGATGAGCAACATGATGAGAATGGTGAGACAATAAGTGTTAACTTTGGAGTTGAAAGAATACCTGATCCAATGCTTATAAAAGAAATGTCAGCATATCATGAAGGATTAAATGTTGACCGTTTAGTAAGTTTTGCTGCTCTTATCGCCTTTGCTAAGATTCAACAATCAAATAGAGGATTTAAAAAAATACGTGATGATGGAAGTAAGAAAAACTTGGAAAATTCACAAAATTTATTTAAATTAAATAACAGCATGTTTCGTAATATAGGTAGGAAAAAAAACAAGAAGTCAGGATACAAAATACATAGGAATCCTTATAAGAATCTTCGTTAATTAAATGATATGGAAGTATTAAACGCACTAGACTTAAAAAAAGGCAAGAAAGCAAAAATGAATAAAATGGGTAATTTAACCCAACCTATTCAATTTTTACCTGCAAGTCAAAAAAATGAAGAATGGTCAGCTTGGAATATGGATTGGTATGAGTGGCAAGGACTAAAACAATTGAGAAGAAACTCAAGGAGATTACTTAAAAATTACAAATTAGCAAATGGTATTATAGATAAAAATGATTATGTTGTTGAAGATGATAATGAATATACTGATGTTATTGAAACCTTAACTGAAAGAGATTCTTCAGATGCGCTTGAATTAAAATTTTATCCAATAATACCAAATGTTGTTAATACACTAATTGCAGAATTTGCAAAAAGAACTTCAAAAATAACATTCAGAGCAGTTGATGATACGTCATATAATGAGATGATGGAACAAAGAAGTTCTATGATTGAAGAACATTTAGTTGCAAAAGCACAACAAGAGATGTTAGCATCACTAATGGAACAGGGAGATCCAAATGATCCAAAATTTCAGGAACAGATGCAACAACAAATGTCTCCAGAAAATATTAAAACTCTTCCCCAAATCCAGGAATTTTTTGAAAAAGAATATGTAAATGTCATTGAAGAATGGGCTCAACATCAACAAGAAGCAGATGAAGCAAGATTTCATATGGAAGAGTTAGAAGAAAGAGGTTTTAAGGATATGTTGGTTAGTGACAGAGAATTTTGGCATTTTAGAATGGGTGAAGATGATTATGACATTGAATTATGGAATCCAGCTTTAACTTTTTATCATAAATCTCCAGATATAAGATATATAGCAGATGGTAACTGGGTTGGTAAAATAGAAATGATGACTGTTGCTGATGTTATTGATAAATATGGATGGGTAATGACAGATGATCAATTGGAAGCATTGGAGGAAATTTATCCAATTAAATCAGCTGGTTATACAATAAAAGGATATCAAAATGATGGTTCATATTATGATGCAACAAAATCTCATGCGTGGAATACAGAACTTCCCTCACTTGCATATAGACAATTTGTTTCTATGCACGATGGAGGATGGGACTATGGAGGAGATATAGTAAATTGGATATTAGGTGAATCTGAAGATTTTTATGATTGGGGACCAAGAGATTTATTACGTGTTACTACAACTTATTGGAAAACACAAAGAAAGGTTGGTCATTTAACTAAAGTTAATGAAACTGGTGAACTTATAGAAGAAATAATAACTGAAGAATATAAAGTTACAGATAAACCAGTTTATAATACAAAGTTCTTTAAAAATAAAACAAAAGAGAATCTAGCTTTTGGTGAGCACATTGATTGGATATGGATAAATCAAACATGGGGTGGTATTAAGATTGGACCAAATCATCCTACATTTTGGGGAATGAATGAAGGAGGAGGCGTTAATCCAATGTATATTGGTATTAATCAGAATGAAGTAGGTCCTTTAAAATTTCAGTTTAAAGGAGATAAAACCTTGTATGGATGTAAACTTCCAGTAGAAGGGAGAATATTCACTGACAGAAACTCAAGATCTGTTTCTCTTGTTGATTTAATGAAGCCTTGGCAAGTTGGATATAACTTAGTTAATAATCAGATTGCTGATATATTAATAGATGAACTGGGCACAGTAGTATTATTAGATCAAAACGCACTTCCAAGACACTCATTAGGAGAAGATTGGGGTAAGAATAATCTTGCTAAAGCTTACGTAGCTATGAAGGATTTTCAAATACTTCCTTTAGATAGTACAATAACTAATACAGAAAATCCATTGGCATTTCAACATTTTCAACAATTAAATCTTGAACAGACAAATAGATTGATGTCTAGAGTTAACTTAGCAAATTACTTTAAACAGCAAGCATATGAAAATATTGGTGTAGGACCACAACGTATGGGCGCACCTGTTGAGCAACAAACGGCTGAAGGGGTGAGAGTAGAACAATCAAACTCTTATGCTCAGACAGAAAAATATTTCATAAATCATTGTGATCATTTAATGCCACGTGTACATCAAATGAGAACTGATCTTGCACAATATTATTCATCACATAAACCTTCTATAAGATTACAATATCTTAATACTAATGAAGAACAAATGAATTTTGAGATTCATGGTACAAAACTCTTATTAAGAGACTTAAATGTTTATGCATCAACTAAAGCTAATCATAGAGCTGTTATGGAACAGTTAAGACAACTTGCAATGTCTAATAATACTACAGGAGCTTCTATATTTGATCTTGGTAATATAATTGCAGCAGATTCTATACCTGAAATAAAAACAGTTATGAAAGGAGCTGAAAATAAGATTGAGCAACAAAAACAACAAGAACAACAACATCAACAACAAATGCAAGAACAGCAAATACAGGCTGAACAACAAGATAAACAACAAGAAAGACAATTTAAAGTTACTGAGGCTGAGAAAGAAAGAAGAAAAGATGTTCTTATTGCAGAAATAAGATCTTCTGGTTATGGAGCTATGATGGACATTAATGAGAATAAAGTATCTGATTATCAGGATTCAATGAAGGACTTAAGAGAAACAGACAGATTTAAGGAACAAACTGAGATTGATAGAGAAAAAGAAATAAATAAAACAAATACTAATAGAGAGAAAATGGGTCTTGAGAGAGAGAAACTTCAAACTGAAAGAGATGTTGCAAATAAAAATCTTGAGATTGCAAGAGAAAATAAGAATCAGTATGATTTTAAGAAGAAAAGTGATGAGAAAGAAAAGAAGAAGAAAAAGAAAAAATAATCATATCTATATATTCAGCTTATTGTTACTTATTCCCTCTAGTTTTTTAAACTTTAATTATTTATAAAGAAAATTTTTAATTATATTATATTATAAACATACACAAACTAACAAAACTATGAGTAATATTGATCCAAATACCACTGTAGAACAGGTAGCTGTAGAAGACTTAGACAATCTTTTAGGAATGCCTGGTGCAGATAGTGTAATCACACCTACTGAAGAGAAACCATCTTTTTTTACAAAAGATAGTGTTGACATGAGTTTCTTAGATAAAGACAATGAGGTAGAAGAAGCTACTATTTCTGAAACTACAGAAGAAACTACAGAAGAACCAACTGCTGAAACTACTACAGAAGAACCAACTGAAAAAACAGAAACATTTGATAATCTTGTTAAAGAGGTTGATGGAATTATTAATGAAGATTCTGATACTAATATAGGAAGACCTAAATTGGATAAAGAAGGAATGGCTCAATTAGTTAAGGAGCTTGTTAAAGAAGAGTTAGTAGTTCCGTTTGAAGGTGAAGAAAATTTTAAGGATTATACTTTAAACGATTATAAAGAACTTATTAAAGCAAACTTTGACAATAAGCAAAGTGAGTATAGTAAATCATTACCTCATGAATTTAAAAATCATTTACCACCTGAATTACAATATGCTGCTGATTATGTGTTTAATGGTGGGGAAGACTTAAAAGGTTTATTTAATTATTTAGCTAAAGCAGAAGAAGTAAAAGACTTTAATACTGATACTGAAAAAGGTCAGGAATCAATTATCAAGGAATATCTTTATGCAACAAAATATGGTAATGAAGAAGAAATTCAGGAACAAACTGAAGAATGGAAAGATTTAGGCAAACTTGAAGAAAAAGCAGGTAAGTTTAAACCAAAATTGGATAAAATGCAAGAACAAATTGTCCAAAGAAAAGTTGCAGATCAAGAAGCAAAGCAAAAACAACAAGAAGAAGCCTCATATCATTATATGACAAGTGTTTATGACACACTTAAAGATGGTAAAGTAGGTGAAATAGATATTAATTCAAAAATTCAGAATATGCTTTATGCTGGGTTAGTTCAACCAAACTATCCATCTATTTCTGGAAAACCCACTAACTTATTTGGTCATCTAATTGAGAAGTATCAATTTGTAGAACCAAATCATGGCATTATTGCAGAAGCTTTATGGTTACTTGCAGATCCAAACGGATATAAAGATCAAATAAGATCTGTAGCAAAAAATCAAGAAGTACAAAATACTGTAAGAAAATTAAAAACTGAGCAATCAAGTAGATCTGCTAGTGCATATGCAGAAGAAAGTTCCTCTTCAGACAAAAGAAGTACTAAGCAAGGTATCCAAAAACCAAATAAGAACTTTTTTGAACGATAAAACATTAATAAATAAATAAATAATAACAATTAAAAACAAGTAAATTATGGCAACTCCAGTATTAAACAATGGAATTTTCCTTAGAGACACGCAATATAATGCGTCCTCGCATTTGGACTCTTACCACCTTGTGAATATGCTGAAAGACGCAGAACCCATGGATCTTGGGCCAGTAGACATTTGGGCTATGGCGCAGAAAGTGGAAATGCCTCTATATCAGATGTCTTCATTTGGGGGAAAGAACGTAATCATGGTAGATAATGCTCGTGGTGAGTATAAATGGCAGACACCTGTATCTCAAGATCTTCCTTATATAGTATGTGACGTTGATGATGCAAACACAACTAAAGGTATTGATGGGACAACTTTTAAAATTCAGCTTAATAAGCGTGAATTTGGACATGGGGATATTATTACTTATGACAAGTATAATGGTACTGAACTTTATATTACCGCTGATGATATTTTACCAGTAGGTGACGGTTTTGTATATACCGTACAATTAGTTAATAATGACTCACAAGGGTTTTTAGATAACACTTTCTTAGCATCAGGAACTAAATTCTTCAGAAAAGGTTCTGCAAGAGGTGAATATGGTGAAAGATTTTCAGATCTAATCACAGGAGCTGGGTTCAGAGAATTCTACAATTATGTAGGAGGAGCTGAAGCTCACGTTCATTATTCAATTTCTTCAAGAGCTGATTTAATGATCAAAGGTGGAATGAATGCAGATGGCACTGTTCCAGTAACTGAGATTTGGAGAAACTTTGATAAGAATAATAATCCTTCTGTTGCTTCGTTAGAACAACTAGTTGGAAGTATGGGATCTTCATATGTTAAGAAAGCAATGGCAAACGGAAGTTTATCAAGGACATTCTTAACAAGTTTAGAAGCAGCTCATTTGAGTAAAATTGCTAATGACATTGAAACCTACTTGATGTGGGGTCATGGTGGTAGAGTAAGACAAGATGGTCCAGATGATATTAGATTATCTGTTGGTCTTTGGAAACAACTTGATAACTCCTTTAAAAGAGTTTATAATAAAAGTGGTTTCACACTTGATCTTTTCAAAGCTGAACTTTATAACTTTTACCAAGGACGTGTTGAACTTAATGGACCAGATCCACAAAGACAACTTATTGTCCAAACAGGTATTGGTGGTATGAAAATGGTTAATGAATCAATTAAGCGTGAAGCTGTTGGTTCTGGACTAGTTATCAATGCATCTGATGTTGGTGCTATAACTGGTAAAGGCATGGATCTTAACTTTGGTTTTGCATATACTTCATATGTGATTCCATTCTTAGCAAATGTTAAGTTTGTATTGAATCCAGCATTTGATAATCTTCATACTAACAATGTTGAAAATCCAATCATTGATGGTCATCCACTTAGCTCTTATAGCTTTGTTATTTTTGACATCACTGATACAGGAAATGATAACATCTTCCTATTGAAATTAGAATGGGATAATCAACTTAAATGGTGGTATCAAAATGGAACAATGGATTACATGGGTAGAGCTCAAGGTTTTGCATCTACAGGTCAGTTTAACGGTTATCGTGTGTATATGTCACAGACAATGCCAGCAATCTGGGTTAAAGATCCAACTAAAGTTCTTAAGATTGTAATGAGGAACCCCGTAACAGGAGGTTCATTTTAATAATTAATATAACTCAAACCAAAAAGGGGAGGCTAAACCCTCCCTTTTTTTTTGATTTATTGTATAAACTTTAAAAAAATGGCAAAAGAAGTATTAACAAAAATATACGCAAAAAGCCCTGATCCAGACTTAGAAGCAATAGCAAGGAAACAAGAATATGGGCAGGCACAATTAGCAAGACTTGCACATGTTAATTCATTAAGAAGTGACATAAATGCAAAACTTGCAACTGATTTAACACCAGGAACTCCTCTTTTAGATACAGGGAGATTATATATGTTAAAAAAATCAGGAACTAAAATAACATATACTGATGGAGTTTTTGATGGCTGGTTATTTATAGCAAGAGAGTTTGTTGATCTTAACCTGGGCGCACCAGTAGTAACAGCAATGGGTACTATTACTCATACTGGAACTAATGACTTGCGTATTTGGAAACTTTCAGGAACAGTATCCTGTCTTAATGATAGTACAGGTACAACTACCTTATATGTAACAACAATGGGACCTGGAGCACAATTAGATGATGCAGCAGCTGCACCAGCTTTATCTCCAGTTCTAGATGTTTGTAGAATTGAACTTCCTGAAGGAGGAACAGCTGAAACACATGACATTGGAGTACGTGCATCTGCTACAGCAGCATCTGCTAGCAATCAAGGATGGTTTGATACAGAAGTTGAATTTTTACTTCCTGAAGGTATTATACCAACCAATTCTTAAATAATAATAATTAAAACCAACAATTATGAATGATTACACACAAGTAGAAGTAAAAACGTTAAACACGCCTAGAAAGGTTTCAATTAAACCATTCTTTAATCCTTCAAAAGAAAATATGGGATTAGAGAATTATGGTATGGCTTTATATGACGGAGTTTATCATGAAGAACAATTAGCATGTATTGAGAAGAACGGAATTAAAAGATTTGTTACAGGACTTAATGAGTTTGCTCCTGAAGTTAAACTCATTAACGACCCTGAAGTTAAAGCTTCTAAAATTAAAGAAATAAGAAATATTATTTCTGAATTAGAAAAAGATTTAGCAGCAAACGTAATGGATGTTGATGATGAAAAATTTTGGGAAAAGGTAACACTTTTAAGACCTAACAATGATGAGTTTTGGGGAAAGATATCTTTAAGAGTAGGAAATGATACAACTCATTTAGATCCTGAAAAAAATCCTTATGATTTAATTAAACTATATGCAATAGAAGCAGGTGGTTTCACATTGGTTGCAAAAAGTCTGGAAACAGCACAATCAATGCCGTCAGCACCAAAGTTTTATTTAGATAGATATGAGGAAACTATTTCAACTAAAAATGAAGTTAAAAAGATACGTAATAAAGCTTTATCTCAATTACAGAATATGTATGATAAGAATAGTAAAAAATTATTATATGTTACAAAGGTGATTGTACCTGGAAGTCCACAATATATTAATTCAACACCTAATGATGTTTTATATGAGGTTATGGATGATTATATAAATGGAAATACATTTGAAAGAGATGCGAAAAGATCTGCTGAAACTTTCTTAAAAACGTCTAAGACTTCTATGGAAAATTTAAAACTTAGATCCTTAATTAAGGACGCTACATATCACAAGTATATAGCTCCAAAAGCAGATGGATTCATATATCATTTAAAATCAAGTACAATGTTGGGAAGAAATCCTGGTGATGTATTAGAATATTTAAAGAACCCATTAAATGAGCAAATTTTGGTTGCCATACTTGAGCCTGTAGAAAAACTATGGAATAGATGAAAAAGTTACCCAAAAAACAACGAGGTGGATACATTGGTGATGGAAGTATAGGAGATACAACCACTGGTCAGATATCACAAACAAGAGATGCTACTAATAATGACGTCATGAAGTATTTCAATGATCTTGAAGCCAGTCGTAATAGGAGAGATCCTGGAATGCAAGGAGATAGAGTTCCTTTAATAGATCCAATAAGACCTAATCCTACTGGAAATACTGAAATAAGAGAAAACACAACTACTGATGATAGTGGGATAAAATATCCTGAAGGTAGAAAAGTTCCAGTAAGATTTAAAAAAGGTGGATCATGGGAAGGTATAGGTGAAAAAAAGCTTAAGAAACCAAAATATAAAAAAAATAAAAAGGCTAAACCTAATAAGAAAGGTCTTTTTTAATGTTCTAATATATGAACAGAGATATAAAAAATAATAATATCATTAGATATTTTCAAGAAGGTGGTAATCAATATGGTGACTATGGACCTAAAAAAATACGTAATAAAGATAAAGTCTATAAACGAGGAGAATTTAGAAAAGGTAAAACAAAAGAAGAGTGGATAAGATCTGGTGGTAGACTGTTAATGCGTTAAAGAAAAGTGTTTGGGATAAACGTTAATATGAACAGAGATGTAAAAAATAATGATATTCTTAGATATTTCCAAGGAGGAGGTGCAGTTAAAGATTGGTGGGGAGATAGATATGCAAGAAGAAGAGATAGAAAGAGAAAGAAAAGTAATAAAGCATCTAGAAATAAAATGCAAAAGCAATGTGATTTTAATAAAAAAAATCCAATGTGTAAAAGAAGAAGATAAGAACTTATAAAGTATTTGGAATAGATACTAAAAATATAAATTATGGCAAATTTACCTAAAAAACAAAAAGGTGGGGGAATAAGTAAAGTAGAACCACAAGTGATAACAGGATTTGGAACAGGTCCTAATTACACAGCAGGAAACACACCTTGGTATAAAGAAGGTGGAAACATTACAAAAAGAGAAAAAAGAGCTGGAAAAGCCTACGCAAAAGGGAAAGATAAAAAGGGAAATAGAATTCTTGATAAGAATACAAAAGGGATGGATAAATTTAAAAAAGGTGGATCACAAAACGGACCAACAGGATTTGGATATTAATATTTAAAAATTAAAGTCATGAGAAAAATAGTTAGAAAATATAAAGGTGGAACTAAAGATATAAAAACCTATCAAGAAGGAGGGATGCCTTCATGGATAAAGGATCAATATAAAGAAATATCAAAAAGTGGTGAACATAGAACAGATGGACCAATACCACCACCAGCAGCTGATCGTTGGAATGTTGGACCAACACCTCCACCAGCAGCTGATCGTTGGGGGCCTCCTGTCAACACCAATCCTCCTTGGCAACCAGCTACAGACCCACGCCAATTAACACCTCCTAATACTTCACCAGATCAATGGAGACCAGCTCAAGGTGATACAACTCAGGGTCAAGTGATGCAAGATGGTGGTGGAATTTTTGGTAAAGATTATAAAAAACAAAATAAAAAACATAAATTAACCAATCCTGGAAAAAGAGGTGGTGGAAAACAATATAGGCGTAAAGCAGGTAAATAATTAACATTTAAAAATTAAAGTCATGGCAGGAGAACCATATCAAAAAGACGGAGACTATGCTTCATATTTAAAGCATTGCATGGATGTAGCTAAAAATAGAGCTTTATCACAAACTCCAAGTAGTTCAGCATCTGTAGAAGGAATTGGAGAAGCAGAAGCAAAAAATAAAAGATTATTATCTGAGCAACCTTCTGCAAGTAAAACTGTACCAGGAATGCCAGGTAAATTGAAATAGTTTGAAATGAATAATACCACTCTTCAACTTAAAATACAACAAAGGTTGAATAAACTTGCTAGTACAGACTATGATAACATAGAATGCTGGCAGATTGTTGAGGCCTTTAATAAAGCACAGATTGAGTGGCCACGTAGACAAATACGTGGTAGTAATGCATTTAAGGATGGTGATGAAGGTTCTGTAAGAAGAATAGATGATTTACAGCGTCTTTTATTAGAAGAAAAACTACCTCTTACAGATAAACAAATCTTTTATGAGTCTGTTTCAGAACTTCCAGTTGATTATTTAGAGTATAAAAGAATTGATGTAAAAGGAGTACATGAGTGTTGTGATGAAGGAAGACCTATGATTGTATATTTAGCTGAAGAGGATAATAGAGCTCAATTATTAAGAGATGTTCACAAACAACCAAACTTTGAATGGGGTGAAACTTTTTCAACTTTAATTAATAATAAAGCAAGAATATTTACTAATGATCAATTTCAATTAGAAGACGCAATTTTAACATATTATAGAAAACCTATTAACATTCAAATTGCAGGTTGTACAGATCCTTATACCCTGGTTGTTTCAGTGGTAGATGTTGAATCTGAATTTAAAGATGACATTGTAGAATTAATAATTGATGAAACTATTGCTATACTTGCAGGCGACATTGAATACGGAACTCAAATGCAAAGAGGAACACAAGCTGCTGAAAGAAGTAATTAAATACTTTGCAGTTAAGAAAAAAATTATTATATTATAGTATGTATATATGTTTATAAATTTTAAAAATTAGAAAAAATGGCTTATTTTAATCATGCGTTTCAAAAAACGCTTTTAGCTACAGGAGCATTACCCTCTTCAACTAGTGGAGCAGGTGAATCAACTGCAGCGTTACTTGCTACTTATGGTCCAGCAGAGACATTTGTTATTAATCCCCAGACATGGGCAGCAGATTATGTTGCTTTATTGACTGGTGGTAATAATATTGTTTTAGCAGGAACCTCAATAATGTCTCAGGACAAAATTGGACCTTTTCATGGTGGATATCAAACCACATCAAAAACAAAAATGATTAATCCAAAGTATGTGCAATCAGTTTACCAAGTAAATTGTTGTGAAGCTAGGACTAACGTTATTGGTGTTGGAAAAATAGATCCTGATGGTTCTTTTGATGCTACAGATTGTTGTAGAACATTTGAATGTGATGAGACCTATTATTTAAGAATTGATCTTAAAGGTTCTCCAGCATTAAGGTATCTTAATCACAACATGTATTATGTAGCTTCTGCATATACA